AATGAAAAATGGTCTAAATGTTTATCCAAATAACGGATATTGGTATATTAGATACAAAGACCCAATAACCAGTAAATGGAAGGCGGTTTCTACGCGTTTGAATGACTCAAAAGCCAACTATAAGTTAGCTTTAAAATTCAGAGATCAGCTTGTGGATGAAATCGAAAAGACTAAGCCGAGAGTTCAAAAGCAGGGTACCCTGAAATTTGCATTTGAGAAGTTTTTAGAATTAAACTCAAATAAAGCAGGAACTACAATAAACACTTATTCGCTATTCTTTAACTACTTTACTCAAAAATTCTCACCGGATCTGCCTTGTACTTCAATTACTAAACAAACTGCCGAAAGTTTTTTGTTATGGTTGGCAAAACAAAACAACTTGATGCAAAATACAAAGTTTAGCATACAAAAGAACTTTGTAAAGTTTTTAGGATTTTTATTCGAGTACGAATATATCCCAACTGTTTTTATAATTAATAAAAACGTTAAAACAAGACCTCAAGTTAAAGAACCAAAAGTATTTAGTACCGAAGATAGGGAAAAAATATTGAAAGGCTTAGAAACCGAAGGCAAAAACAGTAATTTTTCTACGATGGTATATATGTTAATGTACACTGGGCTTAGACCAAGTGATATAATAAACATTACTGTCGAACAAATTGATTTATCGAAAATGGAGATGAGATTTTACTCATCAAAAACAGATAATTGGTTTGTTAGACCTATCCATGAAAAATTAAAAGATATATTGACTACTCGAATAAACGAAGTTAAAACAGGAAGAATTTTTAATTATGCAGACGTAAAAACCATGGCAAGAGCCGTTCGCAGGTATTACGCAGCCCTCAAGATGACTGATAAGGGATATACGGTCAGAACTTTCAGAAAGGATTTTATATCACGAAGTCAGGAATCGGGTGTATCAATAGCAGCAACAGCTATGTTGGTAGGTCATTCAAATATCAAAACAACAATGACTTATTACACAAAATTCTCATCAAATCATCTAAAGGATGAGCTGTCAAAACTAAAATAATAGCTAAACCTGTGGATTAATCCCCACAGGTTTTTTTATTTTAAAAACAAAAAATAAGATTTGCTACAAATTTTGCTACAAGTTGGGAATAAGAGGGTAATTATTTAAAACACAAAAGCCTTGCAAGTTATTATCTTACAAGGCTTTACAGTGGCGGGGTCGACGAGACTCGAACTCGCGGCCTCCTGCGTGACAGAAAGGTAAAGCCTAATTTTTACTCCCTTTTTTGAAGTTTTTTGTAACATTTTAGGGCTATTTAGGCTACATAAATATTAAATGTGCTACAATAGTGCTACGCTTATATTTATGAACTTGCAAAATAGAACTTAGCTCTTCAGTCTTAAACTATTATTTTATTTTGGAAGATTATTACAAAATTATATCTTTACTAAGATAAAAATTGGGGGATAACAATATGAGGAACTGTTAAAAACAAAAATTGAGAGATTTAGAAAGATTGCTCAAAATCCTAATACATTAAACAGACTCATGTCCAGCGATATAAATAAAGATCAAAACAGAAAAAATAACAAATAGCTTAATCTATAATCTAAAATTTTAAAAATTTTATTAAGAACTAATTAATAAGAGAAGATGGGCTTATGTTTAAATATTTAAGAGAAGTGGTCAAAACCACTTCTCTTAAATATTAGGTCTAATTGGTGCTTGTTTAATAAATGAATTGCCATAATGATTTGCAATTATTTTACTGACAGAAGAAAAGTTAAACGACAGATTGCATGCATGAAAAGCTGTCAAAACTTTTTCCTGTAATATTTGATCACTCTCTAATTCAGTAATATTTAATCCCATTTTTTTACCCTCTATAGAATCAATATGTTTAAAATGAGTTTTAAGTGAATTATGATCACATAAAGAATAAGCAATTTGAGCTGCTCTATTATTCTTAGAATTTTTAAACATATAGTCATTTAACCATTTTTCAACAGTATTTTTACTGAATTCAATTTGATTTTTACATCTTACTAATAAAGCAGGTCCATATTGACTAAGCATTGGAAGCCATGAATTCATATTTGCGGGGTTCTCTGCACATTCTTTTTTGGCCATTTCAAATTGCTCAATAATAGCATGAGCAGGAAGAGCTTGAATCCCAACAGACGTTTGAAGAACAAACTGTGGATCAATAGGACCAAGCGATGAATGTTTTGCCATAACAATTTCATCTGCTGAACAAGCCAACATTGTTCCAGCACTCATTGCGGCTTGCGGAATAATTACGCGAATATAATTAAATTTCTTTCTAAGATAAGAAACAATGGCTTCAGTAGTCTCTGCAGATCCACCACCAGTATGTAAAACAATGTCTAAGCGATCTCCTTTTATTCCCACAAGAGCTTCCATAAATCCTTGTATGTCTTCTTCATTAATCATTGATAACTGAGGGAGAGCTGTAGGCATTGTCCAGTTACTAAAATAAACCAAAGTATTTATTTTGGTATAATCATATAATTCTTGAATACTTCTCTTCCGAATTACATCAATGATAAAAGGATTTTTTTTTGCTATACCTTCTTTTTTTACTTCTTCAACAAGCTGTCCCCAAGTTGGCATAAATTCCCTCTGTGCAATTTGATAAAGTTGAATTAATAAATGTGTTATTCAGTTCATTGAATTGATTCAATACTGCAATTTGGGGGTCATAACCATTGAGGATATCCACATACCCCTGAATCTCAGGATACATTTTCTTTGCTTTCTCGGCAAGTTCCTGGAATTGTTTTTCGATTTCTAAGCCCTTATTACTGTTAATTGTTTCTTCCATAATTTCCTCCGATTTTCAATAAATAAGTACTTTGTGTTTATTCAATCACATAAAGTAAGTAAAAATACGAATTACTAAATTATATGTCAAGGGAAAAGTAACTGTTTGTGATTAAAATGTGTCATAAAAAAACCATTTTAAACCACTTAGATACTAAAAAACATATCAACTTCAATACAAATATTTTTAATATTTTGAAATGATTTAACGTTACTACTAAAACTTAAGATATCCTAAATAAATGGTCTATTTATGGTACATAACCCGGATTAATTACAACCTTGTTCATGGATTTGAAAGTGAGCTTTACTGCATCCTTATAAGTAACGTTTTCGAGGTGGTAAGGCTCTATTTCTTCCAAAAGAAATAAAGCAGGATTTCCTAACAAGTCCTTAAAGAAGAAAAAACCATCTCGATGTTCATACAAAACAACTTTTTGCCCCTTGTACGTTTCCAAAGTAGATAATTTTGCTTTAGGGTCTGCATACTTAAATAGGTTTAAGTGACAAATAAAATCAACGTGAGTACCCTGTTTAAATGAGTCCTTTTCCAATGTCAAAGCTGAGACATGTTCAATGTAGCTGGTCCCATACTTTGTCTCTGTGCCAAAAGCATAGTCCAAGTTAACAGTTACCGGTGATTCTGAATAATAGTTATATATAAATTTCGGAGCTAACGTTCCGTTAATCGCCATATCAATGTTCTCCTAAATATAAAGCTTCAATAATTGATTGATTTTTTTCAACATCAATTTCTAAGGAAATTGGTTGATACATACTATTATCGTAGATAAAATCTTTCAAGAAATCATAATCAATTCCTTGTAAAGTTAATTTATCAATTCTACAACGCTTAATATCCCCTTTATAATAGTACCAGAATTTCCCTTCAAGTTGAGCGTGGTTATAAAATGTCTTACCAAAAATACTTGTATCTCTCACTTTATAAATATCGTATTTTGTAGGACTTGCGGCATTCACATCTCCATACGAAACATAATTAATTGTTGCAGGACCTTCCCCACTTACCTTAGTTAATGTTCCTGAAGCTAAAGGATTGTTTGTTCCATATATTTTTTTTGTAGCAACTCTTTCAGTTGTTGCAAATCCTATATAACCACAAGGAGTTCCGATAACTTCAAATTGACTTCCATTGTTTGAATAAATAGCCCCTTCGCTTGGATAACTTGGGATTACTCCACCGTAGTAGAAAGCAAAATAACCTGTTCTCGAAATTAAAGCGGCAATGTTTGTTCCACCTGCACTATTATTTAAAAAGTATCCTGGTAAAGTTGTTCGCTCCAGCCCTCTATCTTCAATTTGATTAAAAACCCCTTCCTTATATGGTTCTGCTGTATCAGATACACCTATGTTAGTAGATACTTTTACATAATCAACTAAATTACTTTTATATGATTTTTCTCTGTCTAAAACAGTAACTTCTTGGGTATTGGCAGAATCGAAATAAAAGAGTTTTTTGAAAAAAGCTAACTCGTCGTTAATCATCCCTGTAAAAGCACACCAGTCAACAGCAAGTTTTTTTAGAATATCTCCACAAGTTTTTATTTCTCTGCCACTATCCCAGAATAACGGATTAACAAATTGATAAAGCTCCGTAAAATTTATATCATTAAGGTAAACGTTTCCAGCATTTCGTACCCCTTGGAACTGCCAATTATGAATGATTTTTAACGTATTTGGATAAGTAATCGAATAATTTACCAGCCTAAATATGTCTTGAATAATTGTAATAATTCGTTTAGAAGAGTTCCATATATATGAAAAAGGATTAATCACTTCCTTGATATAGGAACCAAAATATAAAGTCTCGTCTCCCGAACCAGTATCACGTCCAAGTGTTCCACTATTGACGGGTTCTCCGGCATATCCAGGTTTTCTTAAAAAAATTAATTCACTTAAATTTGATGTAACATTGATTTGATAAACTTCAAACATTATATAATTATTGCTGTAGAGATCTCCAATTTGCGGCATTACAGAAATAGCTTCTGTAATAGTAAAATTATATATATCTTCATAGTAAACGAGTTTCTTATTTATTTTATCGGTATTTGGAGAGACTTGTAATTTTACTTGCCTTTTTGATTCGCTATATTCAATTCCATCTTCAGCAACGTTCCCAATAAAAACACTATTACCGTTAATTACCATTCTTACAGAAGGACGTTTGTTCGTCAAAGTCCCTTCACTCGTTCCATCAAAGAATAAGCTATCTAAATAACCATTCATATCTCCCAATACAAAATCAAAAGTACTTGGGACCATGAATAAATCTTCTATATCATAAGCCCATTTTAATTTGCCTGCATTAAGTATTTTTATCCCTTTATCAGTAAATGAATGAGATTGATTAGAACCTGTTGAATTTACAGCAAAAGTAATAATTACTTGAATTGTATTTCCTGCAATACTTTGAACATCACTTGCTAAAGTAATATTATAAGACATAATTATGAATACCTTTTAATTTTACTTGTTGTCTTCTTGTTTGATAGGTATATGTCATTACCCTGTAATGTGCTTTCAAGTTCAATCTTACTGTTTTTTTGACTTCCGGTACTATTAATCATATTAATATTTAAAGCTTGAATAGCTGCTTTGACTCCTTGCAATTGACTAATAACAGCTCCGTCATCAGAACGAACTTGATTTGCCGGGGTAACTTGTACTCTTTCACCACTTTGCACCATCATTGGATAACTGTCATTTGGAAATCCCGGAGGCACAACAAAATTAGCTCCAGAGGCAAACTTGTTCACTTTTATATTTCCACCACCATAGTTGGTTACCGTACCTCCATTTGCTAAACCAAGCATTTTTGAAAAACCAATACCAGGTAAATCTAAAGCAAAAGCAAAAACATTTAATACTGCCCATTTTGCGATAAGTTGTTCTACGGCTTGTAATGCATAATTTGCGAAACCGGCAAATGCTTTTGTCATCGCAGCAGAATCTTCACTAACTTTTATTCTCAAATTATCCATTCCAGACATAGCTCCTTCTATAAAACTATCCATTGCAATTTGTGCAATAGCAGTCTGGTTAATCCAATTTTGTATTTCTTCAACATTTCCAATGGGAGTTGTGGATTCTGTCTTAGGAACTTTCACAGGTTGGATTGGATAATTTGTTAATTTCTCATTAATAGGGTCAGATAGATTCCCAATTTTATCTTTTCCGGAAGCTCGTGTCTTAAAATACTCTTCATATTCACGTTTCAAAACTCTAAGTCTTTCAATTCGCATGTTATCTATTTGATTTTCAGAAATTCCATTCCTACGATACTCATTTAGTTCTTTTTCAATCTGTCCTTTCTTCCAATTCAAATAACTTGTGTCTTCAAACTTAACTGCTTCATAATATTCTTTCTGATAATCAGCTTTTGATTTTTGCTCTGTTGTTGTATTATCAATAAGAGCTGATAAGCGTTTGATTTCTGCAAGGTTTTGAAGATAAGCTTTGGAGCCAACGACTAAAGAGTCTTGTTGTTGTGCAAGTTGTTCTATCTGCTTTTTTACATCACCGACAGTTAATTCAGCTTTCTTATAATTATTCGTAATTGGGGCTGTTCCAGTATATTTAGGATTATTGAACCACATTCCACCATTACTGCCATTATCAACTAAAGGCTTATATGGTTCTTTCTCTTGATTTTGTAACCTTTGTGTATTGTCTTTTTCCTTAAGTTCTCCCGGGCGTTGTTTTGCATAATCATATACCATTGTTCCACCGATTGTAGCTGCAGCTATAACCCCTACCCAAGGTAATAATGACATCAATGCGGTACGAAGTCCAATAACAGCGCCGGTAGCTGTATTAACTTGTCCGGCAGTAATTACAGAGGTTGCACCCATAAGGGCTTGCGCACTTTTCAACTGGATAATTAAGGGAGCTGCTTCCAAGGCCACTGAACCGATACCGATAATTGCAGAAGTAACATCTTTTGCACTATTTGAGCTTTTATCAAAAGTATTAATAATCGGCAATAAAGCTTCTGCAATAAAACCTCCGAATGCCACTTTTGCCTCTTCAACTCTAACGGATAAGGCATCATACTTATCAGCAATATCACGAACCTTGCTTTTCACATCATTTATAGTTATTCCACTTGCTTGAATAATTGCTTGCAAGCGAATTTGTTTTTGGGATTCAGCATCAAGTTTCTCAATAGTTGTACCTTGAGCTTTAGCTAACGAATCAACAATTTCTGCATAAACTTCTTTTTGTACACCTAAATCTTTTAAGGCACGTGTAGAACCTTCTGAAGCTAAAATAACCCTTGAAATTCCGTCTTCTACACTTGTTGCATATTTATCAGCGGCATCGTCAGCCATTGAAAACAATAATACTTGTTGGTCTAAACTTATACCTAAGTCGGTTGCTTGGTTAGATAAACGAATAAGGTTTGCTTCTGTAACAGTATCTGATGTGGCTTTCCGGAAGAGCTCCAAATCTTCAGTCGTTCCTTTAAAATTTGTTCGGAGAATTGTCAAGCTATTAGAAGCTTTTATGCTATCCATTACTGTTGCCTTCAAACCGGTAAAAGTATTCTTAACAAGCTCAACCGTTTGATTAATACCTGTCATGATTATTGCCCACTTACTTAAATCCTCACCGGCACCTTTTGCCTTTCCTTTAATTTCTCCTATTACGTTTTCAACTTTTTTGAGTTGTTCTGTTGTTCGCTTTAAAGATGCGACATCTACATTTGTTTCAAGTTTTTTGTTTAAGGTTCTTTTTAATTTTTCGTAATAAGCTTGCAATTGATCAAGTTTTAGTTTGCCCAAAGTAGTATCAAAATCCACTTTAGGCTTTATTTCTTTATTCAGTTTGTTTAGAATCTTTTTAATCTCTGCATTTAGCGAATTTACATCTGCCTTCAAATCGAAGTAAAGCGAACCAAGTTTTTCACCATTCATTTTATAATTCCTTTTTTCCGGAAGAACTCCAAGTGTTCAATATCTAAATCCTTTTGTTCTATAGAGTCTATAAGCTTATAATCTGCTTGACGATATAAGTTGCCAATATTTATTGATTGTTCAACCATGAGTCTATACTGCGTAATATAGAGATTTTCAACTTCATTTATTGGAATGCTGAAAAAATGCGAAATCAAACAATTACTTACCCAACGACTAATTTTTTCACCATTACTTTTTAACTCTTTTTTTTTTCTGTATCTTCAAATACAATCCCTTCAAGCTTATATACTTCTTGAGCAAGATTAAATATTTCTGCCGAACTTAAATTAGAGAGCAGATAATTTAGGTTAGAATATTTTTTAATTCGATAGCGCTTTCTGAGCTGAAACCATTTCAAATTACGAGAATTAAGTTTAAGACTATCTGAAACAATAATTACCGTTTCAAATAGTATATCAGAATACTCTTTTTCTTTTTTTGACTTTGCAAGAGAATACAGTTTGTTAACATCTTTCGCAAGTCTTTCAGAGAGGAGCAAGTCCTCTCCAAATAATTTTATTGGTAAAATTTTTGGCTCGTGCATTATGCATATACCGTTTCTGTTGGAGTTCCGGTAACCATAAGGACATAAGATGCATTGATTTCTGGTTTGTCAATATTACCCTTAAATCCTCTTTGATTAATTATGGCGGTTCCTGTAATTGCCTTGTCAGTTGTCCCACCTTTTCTATAAATGATTTTGAAAGGTTTTTCTACACCGAATGATAAACCAATATTTTGTACTGTTGGTTGCCCCTTACACTTCAATTCATAATCACCTTTAATCGCATTCTCAACACTTCCGGTATTATTCTTTTTAGTTAGTTTTGCAGTTCCAAAGATTAGTTGAGTTGTAGCAAAACTTACAGAAAATGGGATATCGGTTGGAGTTCCGGCAAGTAAATCAGCAGTTGAATCTTGAATGAAAGCGGAAATTTTCAAATCAGCTTCAGCTCTACTCACACTTCCTTCTTTTGCATCACCCGGAGTATTAGTGTCAGTAGTAAATATCTCATCATATTTTTCTGAAAATTCAATATCTGTTACGCCTACTGCAACATTATTGAGACTTAAATCCATATCTTTTGTGTTCAGTTTTGCACCTAAGGGAGTGCATTTATCCCCGTCACCTAAAACTTCATTGCCGTTTGCTGTAAATATAAAACCAACATCATATGCAAGGTTTTCTCCTTGTTGGTCAACTCGATATATTTTATCTTTTTCTAATTCATCTCCTGAAATAAGTTGAGCGCCATTAACAGCAAATAAAAAAGTTTCAATATTTATTGAACGGTCCGCCCGACCAACCATAAATTCTTTTCCGTTTCCCGAAGTGCTACTATCGGTTACATTTGACGTGTCATACTCAACTGAGAAATCAGCCGATTGAACTGGGTATTCTTTCCCATCGAAAAGGAATTTCAAATCTTTTCCGGTGACTTTCATTGTTTACTCCTACTCTTTTGTATATTCAATTATTATAAAACTTTTTTCTAATGGACTATCAAATAATTCTATATCTGGATAAATTTGTACCAATGGAGTTGTTCCATCAGCTATAGTATAATTGATAGTCCATATCTTGCTTGGAGCTGGAAAAAATTGTTTTATTGATGTATTATATCCCATCAATCTCACATCAACAATAATTCCAAGATTATCTATTTCTGGATTAATATTTTTAATGTCTTCTCCAAGTAAACCACTGTCGATTACTTTTCTATAAATTGGCTTGCCATCAACCCACCTTGCTCCTGTTAAGTGTTCAGCTGTTGAATAATCAGCAATTCTACTCATGTTTCCTTCCATTAATTGTATCGTATATTGAACTGTTAATTGATATACATCATCTAACTTAGAATTTCTGGTTAATGTTTTTCGTATATCAATTACGTAATAATTAAGCATTATTAAACTGCCCTCTGAATCATCAAAGATTTCTATAAGCTTGCTCTGAACTGCTTCTGCCCTTTCAAAATTTATATCATATATATTGATTTGAAGAAAGTGTTCATGAAACTTATTAGCTGAATCTCGGCTATAATTAGCCGGTAGAAATGAAAAAACTGCATAAGGATCAACAACATCAGAAGGAGCTTCTAAATACCAAAGTCCACCTGTTAATTCTGGAATAATTGTACTTTTTAGGGCTACTGCTTCTCTAAGTTCTTTCATTGTGTTATTTTTGCTAATATTTCTTTAATGTTGTCTTTATTGTTATTAAGAGCTGGTCGCATAAATGGTTGTGGACTTTGTCCTTTTGTAAAATAGAACTTATCATCTTTGAAATATACCCAGCCGCCTTGCCTGCCCTTACCATCTTCAGCTTTTTCTCCTGTTCCGAATTCAACCGCTGATGAATATTCAGCGTCTGAACTTATTCTTACAAATAATTCTTTTTCGTTAACTTCAAAATTAATATTGTCATGCAAATATCCAGTTTGAACTGGAGCATTCTCTTGTGCTGCACCAGATACAACGACACCGATAGTTGTTAAGGCACTAACGATTTTTGGTCTTAAGAATTCCAAAGCTTTATAAGCACTCCAATTGTCTTTTTTAGCCACGACTAAAAGTCCTATATTTATAGAGGACAAATAAACCACCTAAAATGCAAACAAATCCAATTATACCCCAAAACATATAACCAAACTTTTCAGCGGTTGTAGTTTCTTTTTTGATTGTTACTTTGGTTGTTTCTGTAATTACTGTGTCGACTTTAAATTCTGGAATATCCAAAGTAAAAGTATTGTCTTTTGGCTTATAGTTAAGGTATACCTTAACTATGTCGCCTTTTGCAGTAACAATTTCCTTAGTTGCTTCAATCCTCGCGGTATCCGGAATAATCTGAAATAGATCAACAAGGGAATCTGGGATCCCAACAAACGAACCGATTAAAGAATCCTTAATCTGCGGAACAGTTATTTCAATGGTTCTCTCTTTTATAATTGTTTCCGGAGTTGTACAAGAAACAACCATTAATAGTAATAAAAAAAACTTAAATAAGTTCATCAGGAATTCTCTCCTCCGGTTCTATTAAACCAAGCTCTGTGATTTTGTTTTGAACTTCTTTAAAATTATCCGATTCAAAGCTTCCAAATCTTTCCGGAACATAAGTTTCAGAACCAGTAAAATCTTGCTGAGAATTGCATTGCATTATCAAAGTGTTTTTATCCCATGTAACTCGATATTTTTTTGTTAATTTTTCCATTTTGTAACCTTATATCTTATTTGTTATTACTTGCCAGCCAATTGATTGTAGATATGCGACAGCATCATCAGAAGCCGAAGTACGTGGAGTTCCAGTTCCATTCGAATGGAATTTTCTATTACCTGTATTTTTGGCATTAACCGCTAATGCATTTATAAATCTGTCTAAATGTTCTGATGAAGCCCATTGAGTATTTAAGAAATAAAATTCTCCTCCATAAGCCGGTAATGCATTTGAAGTTTCAAATGAATGATTTAATCCATTATGGTTGATATAAGTTAATTTTGTGAAATTTGTAAGAAAAGATAAATCTCCATAAATTCCAGAAGCAAAATTAGATAATGTTGTAATATTCACACAATTTGAAAGTGCATTAATATCTCCAACAATTCTATTCCTTCCAAAATTATTCATTCCAAAATATGTAATGTTGTTTTTTCCTGAGAAACATGAAATATTACCATACAATGCAGCTGTATCAATTCCTATTGTAGTTAGTAGGGGTAAAGAAGCTAATACTGATATATCTCCTGTTAATCCATATGCTCCCCAAAATGTTCGTAAATCAGACATGTTTCTCATTGCGTAAATATCACCGATTGCTCCAGAAAGAAAAGGTGCAAAACTTTGAAGTTTGGTTAAATTTGCTAAATCTAAAATATTTCCACAAATTTTAGGAGCACGGACATCATAAGTTGTAATATTTACTGCATTTTTCAAACAAGAAATATCACCATATAGATAATTATTCCCTGTATTGTTTGCAATATTAATGTACGTTAAAGTATTTATATCACCTATTAATTCAATTATATATTGCCCAGCACTTGTATAAGTTTTAGAATGTGTAGTATTAGTTGCTGTGATTGATTTTGTTGTTCCATCTCCCCAATCAATCGTCCCAACCATGCCAGCAAGGCGGATAGAAAGCGTTTGTGAGCTTGGTATTACATACTTGAACCTGAATGGTTTAGTGGAATTGCGAACTTGTAAATTGCCTAATTCGGTTTTACATCGTGGATTAATAGAATACCCAATCATTATTCTAACCCGATCAATGTAGCAACACTATCAACTGATATTCTTCTTAACCGCCAACTATATGTTACTCCTTGCAAAACATAAGTATTAGTCCAAGTTGTATCATCCTGAAACATAACTTTAACTGCACCTGTTGTATTAGCTTGAACAGCTCTACAAATTCGTGTTTCATCTATTGTTTCACTTGGAGTAAACTCAAAAGCTTTTGTTACTGATCCCAACCGTTTCAATAAAACTTGAAGATATTCTCTTTCTCTTGATTCTTCTGGTAATTTAAAATCGTCTTGCATTACAACCTCCAAAAATAATTATATCCAAATTCAAAGGCACTGCCCACAATTATATATCCTGCTAATACTGCAATTACAAGGAAATAAGCATTAGATATTTCTGCAGTAAATAAAAATATTGCTACGAGGTAGGATATTATATTAACAAACTTCAAAAAGTGCCAACCATCACTAACCATAGTCAAGATAAACTTAGTGTACCATGGTCTTTCATTCCAAGCGAATCGCCCTCTTATCAGCCACCAATCTTTTTGAAAAATAAAGGTTTTGGGATTAAATTGCAGGATGTCCATTCCTGCATTAGATAAACCAGCAAGACACAACATAAAAAAAAGTAAAGAGTAATTAACTATCTCAAATAAATAGTTCGCAATGCAGTAATCAAAAAAATTGATTACCCAATTATATATTTCAATCATTTAGAAGTACCTCCTTAAATAAGTCATAATTAAAAGCTGGTGAAATATCAGACTTATCGGCACGTACATTACAATGCCCAATAATACCATTATAATTATGATAATCTTTTGAATAATCAAAAGTGCCTAAAACGTTTTTAGGAATGTTAAAATCAAAGCATAATTTTTTACATAGTTCGGCCACTGCGATTACTTGTTCTGGTCTATAATCAGCATAAAAATAAGAACCACGCCAAAGCTCAGGAAGTTGTTTCACCTTACCAAAAAATTTTCCAAAAGTCCATTTGTATATTACATCTTTCCCAACAGATTCTCTTGAAAGAATACCCTCATTAACTATTTCAATTCCAATTGTTTTTTTGTTACACGCTAAGTTATCAGCAGTAGTTAATCCAAGATGATATGCCCAATATTTGGGCTCAAATAGACAAAGGATATTTCCAAATTTATCTATAACAAAAGGAACTGCAACTCTTCCGGATAACTGCATAAACCAATCACGAACAGATTTTCCAGTTCCAGAAGATACTGTATGATGAAGTACAATTTGTGTTTTTTCTGTTTCTTCTTTGAAATATTCTTTCTCTGGAAGAAAGTCATTAGTAATTCTTAACTTATTCATTCTTACCTACCTTTGGTTTATAACCAACGAAACTTAGTCCGGCTGTGATTAAAAGAATTGGAGCTTCCCATTGACTTGATTTAAGCCCAATATATGCACCTAAACAGATGAGACAAGAGCCAAATATTGTGCTTGGTATATGTTTTAATCTTTCAATCATTTTGTCCCCCTATTCTTAAATAAAAAATAGGTTTTTGCACCCGTGTAAAAAATTCCAACTATAATTCCTACTACTCTAAGAATTTCATAAATTGTTGATACTATTTCCGGATTTGGGGAAATAGTAGGCAGAGAACTTACTGCAAAAGGAACTCCAATACTTGCACCGAGTTTCTTAAGATAATCAGTTCCTTCTTTGAATATTTTTCGCATGCACATTTAATTCTCGATTTTCTCACAATCCACAATCAAATATTCATTCATTCCCATTGGATTGTTTATAATTTTAACTTTATACTTCACGGAATTAATTGTAACAACATCATTATATTTTACGTCAACAATTGGCATATATATTCTATGAGTTGTTACTTGATTTTGTTTTTCATTTTGGAATATTTCATTGCCGGTTAACAATCTAATTTTGCATGATAAGGAGCTAACAACAGTAGTGAAAGACTCTTTCTTCAATCCATTATTGTTTGCATAACTTATTCTTTCGATTGTGCACACGTCGTTGTAATAATCCTCAATCATGCTTTAAGTCTCCTATATGGAGCTAAAGCACTTAATAATGACTGTGGATAAGACTGGCTAAAGCTGATTGAATGATCTGCTAAGTTTTCAGAGTTAATTCCTTTTTTAGCCTGTTGATTAAGTTCAAAGGCTAACAAGCGTGAAAATGGTATTTTTAATCCTTTTGGAAAACTAACCACAGATAACCTGATATATTCGCCTTCTGACTCATCAATGAACGAATCTACACAAGTTATCTCTGTTTCAGAAACATCAGTAATTTCATACACGCCATCATTGAGAATGCTTGACTGCACCCGGACATGAGCGTGTTTCATAAATCCAGTCTCAAGGAATTTCCCAAAGCTATTTATAATTTTGTTCCCTTGAAATGATGTATATGAAGATTCTAAATAATAATCTTTGTTGTAATTATTTTTCGTATAAATATTATAATAGCTTGAATCCTCCTTAACTATTTCAAAATAATTTTTACAATAGTCAAAAAGGAAATTTTGTAAGTCGGGAATCAAGGCAGTTAAGATTGAGTCTTTTGAACTGTCTTGAATCCCCAACAATTTTTTAGCTTCATCCACACTAAGAATCATTATTATTTACCTTGTTCTTGTGTTCCACCTTCATCTGTGGTTGTAGTGGATTCTTTAGGTTTAGGTTTTTTGGGACATCTTAGTATATGCATTGGCATTACTTCTGATGAAAACTCTTTATTACAATACGGGCATTTCATTTTAATTATTCCTTATAATGAAAAAAATTGGAGGGGCAAAACCCCTCTTAAATTAACCTAATATCCTTACTGCTAATTCTGGTCTGGTAGCTTTAACACCAAAAAGCATATCCATTGAGAGAATTTCAGTTTTAGTCTTAATATCATATCCAGTAATAACGCGTAATGAAAGACCGTCATAACTTATAATATATCCTTCCTTTACAGATGTAGGAATTTCTAATGGACGAGTAACAAGAGAACAAGCTTGAGGTACAAAAGCAAGATTCGCAACGTGACCACCAGTAGTCTTATCAGGGAACGTTATTTCTGTATCAACTGCATGAACCGCACCGATTGCTGTTGACGTAGCAATAGATACTACACCAGAAACGGCATTTGCATCTGCAGCAGCGGCATAAGAATAGGATTTTCCTTCAGTAATAAGTGAGAAAATATCACCTTTCTTTATTGTTTCTGTTCCTGAACCACCTTTAAGTATAATAGTGTATGAACCTTTAACTGTTGCTGTATTAACTTTTGGAGAGGTTACCGCCGTAAAACTTCCTGCCACATGAGTTTGAACTTTTTGACTCCAATAGTTATTTAACCCCATTATTCTACCAATGTTACCTTCCCTTAATGCTTCAGTACTCCCAGACTTTTCAGCATTAACAATTGCACTTATGGTGGAGAATTTTGCATTAGCTGACGTGTTCCATACTGCATTCCTTCCCGAGACAGGACATTTTACATCATTCAATACTTTAGCAGCGTTAGAGAAATCCGTCAAATCATCTGGAGTTACGCCAGATTCGCCGACATAATTGGGAACAAATGGATAAAAATCGGAAAATATCATTTCATCAACTTTTTCAGATATTGCCAACATTGCCGGATCGAGAATATCAGTTTTAAAGTCAGACAAATTTAATGATCTTTCTTTTGAAGTCCAATTAACGGAAACATCCGGAAGATAATTGAGTGTAACTTCTTCACTAACTTGATTTATATTCTGAATTTCTATCTCGCTCTGAAACATTTTTGCTTCAAGCATTGTTGGTTTTTTAATTCTAATCGTATCTCCTTCTTTTTGAAAAGTATTTGAGAAGTCCGGATAAACTAAAAATTTCATAACCAATTGGTTTCTAAGAGATACTAGTGCCTCACGAGCAATTGATTTTGTGGTTAAAAAAGTATTAGCCATAATTAAACCTGTGATAGTTTGTTTGGCTTCTACTATTTGGGACATTAATAATATAGCCACAAAACTAATTATTAATGCTAAAAACTGATTACGTCTAAAAAACTTTTTCATTTTAATACCCTATTTTTTTATTATTTTTGCCATATATTCTTCATCTGACAAATCATCCAAATTAGGTTCTGTGCTTGAACCACCACCTTCTGGTTTTCTTCCATGATTTTTGAATTGTTCCTGGACAGCAGAAGAGAGAGAATTTGTAAACTCAGTTGCAAAAAGTTCAACATTAGCCTTTGTACTATCCTCATCTGAACCAATTAAAAAATCAACTAATTTTAAAGGGATTTTCTTTTCAGTTACCAATGTTATAGCAAAGCTTTTAAGATTTGCTTTTTTAGCTTCTGATTTCATCGTTTCTAAATCAGTTGCTAATTGCTGAATCTTTTTTTGGTCTTCTGTTAGTTCTGGGTTCTTTTTCTTTACTTCTTCGTCAATTAAACCAGGTAAGGTTTTTTCTTTAAAAGTGGCTATACCTTTAGTCACAGCCGAATCAGTTAAGCTTTGTAAATATCTCTTCCCTGTTTCGTCTTTTTCTAAATAGTCCTTAACATTATCTTGGTCAAGAAGTTTTATATTCTGAAGGGATGTGATTTCTTCAGAGGTTAACGTTTCGCCTTTTTGAATTTTTGCAATTATATCAGACAGTTTCATTAGTTTGTTCTCCCTTCCTTGGAGTCGTTTATTCCTCCAAGTATAATAACGTGAATTAATAGGATTAAACTAATTTAATTTTTTTGGCTTGTCATCCTAATTTTTGTTAGGATTTTGTATTTAGCCATTCTTGATAGGTAATATTTGGGATTAATTTTTTAGAAACGTTGTCTTTTCTCGTTTTTGATTCAAAACCTTCAATTTGTATTACAGCTTTGCAACGACAATTAATATCTTCTTCCGGAATTCCACATTGTCCCGGTCCCGCTGTTTTTACTCCAGAAGGCAAAGTAAAATTGCCATCTTCATCAGCAATTTGCCCATCCATTTTCTGATGATTGGTTCTTGTTCTTTCATCAAGAGTTGCCACCCATACTTTTTTAATTTTAAAACCTAAATCATTAGCTGCCTTTTTAGCTACTTCTAAAGTCTTATTCGTACCTTGAGAGAACACTCTATGACCTTCTGTCCTTGCAATTCTCACAGCTCTGTTATAGCTTATTTCAGTTTTTTCTGAAATACCTTTTGCGACTTTTGTATAACCTTTGCCTTGAATAAGTCCTTGAGCAATTTCTTCACGAATTGTTTTATTTAGGGCATTTATTTGGTCGTTATTTCTTTCAGTCCATTTAATTCTATCTAAAGGATTGATTACAGATTGTTCAATAGCATTTTTTGGCAAAAGTCCAAAATTAAGACTCAAACCAATTTCCTTTTCTAAGTTAAAATAAGTAACATTATAAGTTTCAGAATATATATCTTTTATTGTCTGTTTTATTGTAGTGGTTGTGTCTTTTTGTAGCTCAATTAGTTGTTCAGTAATTTTATTTTCTACATTAGTAAGCCGGTTAAGTTTTACTGCATCGCCAAAAGTTAAATCATCTCCATACTTTTCAAATAATTTAGCTATCTCACTTTTAATTTCCTTAAGTGCTTTTTTATATTGTTTCAATAACTCTTTTTCTTTATTTTTTAACAACTCTTGAATTATTTTCTCTGCATTTTTATTAATCATCTTTGACATTAGATCCCTCTTCTTGTATCTTCACCCATTCTTTTACATGTCCGAATTGAGCAAAATAATTACCTGTACCACTTGTGATTGAATGTGTTTCACCAGTCCTTTCATCATAAAAGTTTACAAAAATTCTTACAGAATCACTGTACTTATGTAACTCCGTGCACATGTCTTCTATTTTTTTAAGAATAGCTGCTTTTTTAGCTTCACAATTATTTTCAAAAAGATTGTATATATTAGTCATCTTCACTACTCCTCACAAATCTAATTGGTTGAGGGTTCCACTTTAGAATTAGCCTTATTCCATAAATAAACCGCCAATAGAAAGTATGTTTTTGTAACACCCTAATTGAGTCTTCAAGATCAAGTTTAATTTTTTTATTTGTTACTTTTCTGATTTTTTTCGTCATTCGGTTGTTCATTATCTTCCTCAAAATTAAGATTATAGTTATCAGCTTCAGAAGCCATTTTTTCTAATTCGGTTTGTACATTTGGAACAAAAGGCAACATTGATATTCGAGTTTCTTCGCTAATCATACCTTTCAGAAGTTGAGTCACTTCTGCAAAATATTTCGTGTCTACCGGTAGAGTTCTTGTAAATACCATCTCTACTTTTTCAGGGTCAAATATAATTCCTTTTTTCTTCCATGCACTTGCAAGGATTCTAAACATTTCTCTATTAGCTTTTGCAAACTTACGGACTTTCTTAATTGCTTTGCTTTCAAGTCCAACAAGCTTCCATTTTCTTGATTCTCCAGACATTGCAGAACCGGAGAATTGCTCGTCTGTCATATCAACAGATTTAGAAAATTTATAGATGTTATCATTCAATGTCCTTTTTTGGTTCTCAACAGCCTGTATAACTCCATTTAAATCTTTTGTTAAAAATCCAGCACTTGCTCCTTCTGGAATGTTTAAGGCTCCCGTTTGCTTTGCTTTATTAATAGTTTCATCATCTAGTATAGCACCGGTTATAGTGAAATAAGCAGATCTATACTGTTCAATATCATTTTGAGACATAGAAGTTATCTCATCATACGCATTAATTAATTTATTTACTTTTTCAAAATCACCTTTTTCAATATCATTGTTTTTGTATTTAATTAATGGGACATAATCAAACAAGTGAGGTCTGGGATTCATTGCTTCTGAAAAATTATCTTTGAAGTAATTTCCTTTTTCATCTTCAATGTAGAAAGTAATATTCTTTTTATCATACCATTCAACTTTTGTACGTTCAACTGTTCGCCCATCTGCCAATTGAACTTTTATAGGGTAATATATTAATGCATATTGCAATTCATCGATTGTTGCATCATTAACGAATATTATTTCCCAAGGGTTAATATTCATTACTCTTTCGTTTCCTTCTATATCTACATAAAGCAAGCGTGCACTATATCCACAAATACAAGCAAGTTCACCTGTTAAAGAATCAAGATCTTCAATATTATTCCGAGACATGAAATTTGTAAAATAATCATTTACTGGACTATTTTTATTTGGTTCAAGTAGATTATAAGTTATGGGAGTTCCAAATGTATAACCAACAACTTGGTCTATAATATCACCTCTATAATCATTTGGCAATTGATTATTTTCTCTTAAATATTCCGGACCTTTATAATTGAGTATATCTACGTCACCAGTATACTCATTATATAATCTGGATACTCTTTTTTTTGTGCTTTCATTTTCTTGAATCAAATCTTTTATAATTTTACTTTCTAACCGATTATCAAAATTACGTTTTATAACATCTATTATATTATTAGACATTGTCATTCTCCTTAAAATATGTTTTTTCCAGTTGTTATTTTATTTTTAGAATCCAAATATTCAGCTATACCTGTTGTTGCATCTGGTGCATCATCATTTATATTTTGCCCTTCTTTTTGGTAGCTTATCATTGCAGTATAATATTCTTTCCATTTATCTTTCCAGTTAATTGGGAAGTATATTCTATTCATTACAACGGTTGCATTACTAAGAATTCGAGCCTTTTTATTTTCACTTTGGTGAAACCACTTAATTACAACAGATTTCGTTTTATACTTCTCCCAGATAATTTTTTCTACATTTCGAGCAAATCCACGCCCCCCATTGTTACTTTCAATTCTTGCATCTTTAACATGATTTTTTACCAGCATATCAGCAACAGCCGGTTCTGTAATCTCCATGGAATCTTTTGTATAAATAACATCCAAAACGTAAGCTTCGCCTTGGTAAATCCCATAACATATTGAACATAAATAATCTTTTCCCTCATCAGCGGTATCTGTATAATTCATTATTGCATCAAGAAGAATTTTACCGGAAGAATTTGGCAGCTTTTCATAAGTTTTAAATTCTGAATATAATCTCCCTTTTACATCTATTGGTTGTTGATTGTAGTTCGCTTCCAAGATTTCCTTTGGTTGCAAACTTTCTAAAGTTTCATATCTTGATTTGGATAACAACGAAGGGCACAACATCAAACCAGACTCCTTATCAAAGGCTTTATATTTTATTGTAAACCATTTTTCAGCTTCTGAACTTTCCAAAATAAATCCACAAAGGTCTTTTTTTGCCCAACGCGTCATTACAATAATTTCCAAAGGTTCACCATCTTCAGCACTTACACGTGAAATAAATGTTCCGGTGTACCATTGCCATATTTTCTCAAGAGCAGTTTCATTATAAGCAATCTCGGCACTTTTAACAGGATCATCAATAATCAACACTGTTCCACCTTTACCGGTAATTGAACCACCTATTCCCGCTCCCAAGTAATTAAAATGCTGTCCTTCGAGACTCCATTTCTCATAACTTCCATCACCTTGTTTAATTCTCGTTTCTGGAAATACATCAGAGTAAACGTACTCATTTTGTAATTTTATTTCCTGAATTCCATCACGCGTATAACGTGCAAAGTCATGAGCAGCGTTATCATTATAAGAACATTGAATTATTCTATTTTCGTTATTTTTACCTAAAATCCACTGACAGAAATTAATTAAGGTACGTGACTTCCCATGCTGAGGAGGCATATTAATCATTATTTTTCGATAAGGTTTCCCCTCATCATTCAGTAATTGTCTATCATAAAGTTTTTGCAATGTAAGGCATAAGTTTACCAAATGAGTTCTGTCTTCAGTATAAAACTTAGGGGAAAGCAGTTGACAATAGTGCCAAAAGCTTCGCCTTGCTAATTCGCATTCTGCTTCATACAACAGATAATTATGATTGGCTTTTTTTAAGTTCATTTATTAGACTTAGAATATCTTCTGTTTTAATTCCGGAAAAATCAATATGATTATTTACATTACCTTCTAGTGTAATTTTATCTTCATATAAACCCAATATTTTATCCCTATCCTTGGCAACTTCAAGAGCCAGCTTCAAATCTGAAACCATAATATAATTACCATTTTTATCTTTTGCATCCTTATTAAAGATAAAACTTGGAGTAATAGCTTTATGGTACAAATATTCTCTATCCCTGATTGCTTTAGCATAATTTTCTTCTTTGTTTAATCCGCTTAATCTCTTTATTTCTTTTTTGGCTTCAGCAATGTATCTTTGGGCTTGCCTTATTGAAATATCGAATTTTTCAGAAACGAGGTCTGTAAGTTCAGCATTCCGCTTAGATTGCATATAACGGTCGTTTTCCAAAATTAAAGAAACTACAGCATCAACTCGAGCCCATAAAATATCTGAATTTTTACCGTTAATCTTCGGCATGGTATTCACTAATGTAGGGTTGGCTAAATTGTTTAACTTTTCTTTTAATTTGTTTATCTAAAGGCATTAAATACTTTAACTTAGGCAATCCTTTTACGATTCTTGCATCAGGGTCAAACTTTTTTAGAACTGAAATATCACTTGTTCCATAAATCGCAACTATACTTCTTCTATGTCTTATTTCTTTGTTAAAATAGACACCAACATCAGCAAAACTTGCACCTGCATAAATCCAATTTCCTGCTTGATAAATTTTTCCTAAATGTCCTTGATTCAAATCAGAAAAACTTACTACTAATTTCAACCCAGGACTAAATTCCTTTAATTTTTTCAGGGCTAATGAAACAATTTTTGTTACTGGTGTTATATGTTTATCAAGAGCAATTCTTGTTAATTCGCAACCTTGATTTTGTTTTAATCCATAAGGAGTCAGTAAATTAGGATTTGCACCACGACTAAATATTACAACTCCTATATAAATACCATTCTCCCATACTCCAACCTTTGTAAGTTTTCCTGCTGGAATCCTTTTAGAATAATGCCAATTTCTACATGCGTATAGAGCAGCTTTATAGCTGCACCAGTCCAACGATAAACTTGGCATAACATTACTTTCGTTCAAATTCACACCCACATTTTGGACACTTTATTTTAACGTACTCATCTAATTTACCCTGTTCTTTAATATCAGCTGGTTTAATTTTAATTGGATCAAGTGGAATAATAATTTCATTTAAAAGTAAGTGATTTGATAAATCAGGCATAACTAATTTTATTTCTTCAATTACTTTCTCAATATCAGAAGTAAACTCCCCTTGTAGCATTTCTGAATTAGCTGCTATGTTTGCGGCTTTTTCTTTTTCAATTGTCCAATCAACAATACGAATGCAAAACTCTTTTTTATCTGGAGTAATTATCTTGTTATCAATCACCACTAAACTGTTACCAAACTTTTCTCGTAGTGCCCTGACACGCTGATGTCCTGCAACAAGATTTTTTGTTCTCTGATTATAAACTATACCGGAAATATCTCCGAATTCAACAAGAGAATATTTCAATCCTTCAATTGCACGTTCTGAAATCTTTCTTGGATTATAATCAGAAGGATTCAATTCACTAATATTAGTTATCATTTTTTTTCTTTCCATACAAGATTGATTCAATAGTTTTAATGGAAGTGCAATATTTATCTGAAAGTAAAAAACGTGATTCCTTTCCTGTTTTACCTTCTTTTCTAAGTTGCTGATACTCTTCTTCAATTTTGATATTTCTAATAATAATATCGGTTATATAACCATGTTTTGAACAAACTTCCAAGATATCAAGTACAAATTCTTTGGTCATGACTTCCACTTATATTTTTCTCTTATAAACTAATTATAAACTAATTATTGACGATATAAAAAGAATCCTAATTTTTGTTAGGATTAACCTTTTTAACCATAATTTTTAAGATTTACTACTTAATGTTGGACCATCCTTATTTTGAGGCTTTTTTCTTAACTTGCATCCTATAAAAATAATTCCTTCCTGTGTATGTATTGGATGCTTAATTGGATAAAAGTTTGATATTAATACACTTTTCATAGAGTATGTGAAATATTTGTCAATAACTTGAGTTATTCCTTTAGCAAGGATATTGTTTTCCCAGTAGAGTGATGCACATTCAAATTCGGACAATTTAATCCCATAGACCAAAATATCATTGCCATAAAATTCAAGTCTTAACTGAGGGTGACATATTAAGTATTCTCTAAGTTCAATCATATAAATTCCTGCGGATCCAAAGCTCCGCGTTAGTGATTAGCTTTTGTACATTGTGCATCTATAAAGGTGCAAGAATATAAAATCAAGTCCCCAAAGATTGAAAGTATTATCATACAAATCAAAACTTGGATTTAATGGAGTACATCTGGGATATTGCTTATTAAGTTCATTAATTTTATCGATTATTTGTTTTTTAACTTCTGTAATCTCTGAACCAGCATAAATTTTATTTCCATAAGTTTCCACCAAGTTTCGGACTACTTCTTGGAGCTTATTTTTTGCTTGGTTTCTGCCACTAATGTGGGCATAATAATAATCTTCTTTAATTGGTTCACCTTCTATATTATTTCTCATTTTTCACCACTTTTTTTGATTTGTAAACATTTAATTTTTCTCCTTAATCTTCTATCTTGAATAAAAAATCATGATATTTGTTTGGTTTGAATTTTCTTACTGGTGGCACATTCTGGAAATATTTCTTCCGGAATTCTTCTATCTTTTCAACAACGTCCGGGCAATAGTAAAGGAAATTTTCAAGGTCTTCAGCAGAAGTAAATTCATCAACTTCCATATGTTCATCATCACGAAAAATATGCAATTTTATAACTTCATATTTGACTGACTTTTTAACTGTTGGGATAGTTATTCTTAAGCCCCAATCAAAGGTCATCATATCAATAAACTCTCTATCTTCTCTGCTAATAGTTTTGTTATTTCTATACATGTTCACTCCTTTTCTGATTAATAAATTCTTTTATTTCATCAGCAATGCGGAACTCCCAATTCTTTTTGTAAACATCAGCTGATGAATAGCGTAATAATGTCCAACCGTGCCTAACAGCAAGGTTATATTTCTTACAGTCATTAGAATACCCCACTCCTTGAGTATGTCTGCCACCGCTAAATATACCCCCCTCAAACTCAATAGCGAGTTGTATCTCTGGGATTGCTAAATCAAAGCGGAAACGTCTGTCTTTCAGAAATTGATACTCCAAAACGTGATGAACTCCAAGTATATTTAAGGCTTGAGAAATAGCAGATACATAGTTGTTTTGTTCTGTTACTTTTTTAGATCTCTTTTTGACATCTGGTTCTTTTTGCTGTACTGTTTCATTTGTCATTGATTGCACCTTCGCAAGAGTCCACCCGCTAAATCGGCTCATAATGCCTCCACAAATTTAACGTATAACGAACGGGAAAAAGAGTTTATTAAGTTTTTATGTGTTAAAATAATTTGATTTTCTAAAATTTTTTGAAAGATTAGAAGTTTTCTAACGACATTTTTCGCCTTTTTACTATGAGCATTATTTTTAGTCATAAAATACACTCAGCCATCTTTGGGTCAATAAGACGGGCTAATGATATAGTTCTTTTGGATTCAATTAGCTCGTTAATTTCTGTTAACTCATTTTCAGAAAACAATTTAGAATTAGTGGACACAAAATCTTTGTAATCAGCAATTATTTTTTGAGTTTTTATATATTCCTCAGCCTCTCTTTCAGCATTTTTTTGCCTCATGTCACTAATTGACTGATTCTTTAATATTTGCTTATTTTTGGCGTTAATTGATTGTGTTTTTTCAGTAATTTTTTTTCGTAATATTCCGAGTAAATAAGCTGTATCAGTTCGTTTTATTTGTTTAAGCGACACGAAAGCGTCAACAACTGTCTCCCAAATATCGGTTTCAGTAAAACAATCGGGAGGACTTTTAATTACATTTAGGATAGGTTCAAGATCTGCCCTTTTATCTGTGTTTAGATTCATAGCATATTTTCGGAAAAGATAATCGATAGAACTGATGAGTTCATGTTGGTTATTGAAGTTAGGGATCTTTTCAATCTTTATAGAATCATCATCAAAAAAACCAGTAGTAGCAGTAGAACGGCTTTTCAAAGAATTTTCATCATAATCTATGGTTGTACTACTTCTGCTTTCTTTTCCTTTACTTTCTTTTACTTTACTTTCCTTTACTTTGTTGCTTAGTTCGGGTGAACTTTCTAAGAGTTCGGGTGAACTTTGCATGGGTACGGGTGAACTATTTTTAAATTGTGTTTTTTCTTTTCGTTGGCGTGATTTTTCTCTCTCTGATAACATTCCGGCAAGAGTTTCTTTTACTTTTTTTGTTGAATATATATCTTTCTCGACCTCGTAAATGAGTTCTACTTCTTCTGATTTTAACACATCTAAGAACCGATCAAAATCCTCAAAAGATAATCCAAGTTCAAGTGCTACAACTCCCTTATTTCGTTTTTTAGAGAGATTTAACTTGCATTCTGATGATTCAGCTATAAAGTTGTTCAATGCCCAAAAACGACCTTCCATAGCCCAACCATCTCTTCCGTAAATTGTCCGCAACATCTTAAATTTTGGATGCCTATGCGAATCGGTTCTATGTGGATAATAATCCAAGTTAGTTTTCATAAGTTACCTTACTGTTCTTTTAAGCTCTTTGAAAAATTCAATCCTGCGTCTTAATTCATCAACTGTTTCAATTTCCATTGAACGTCCCCCTCGACTAATCCATTCTTTGTGTGCCGCTTTAAAATCCGGATGTTTTCCTGGTGGACAGATTTTTAATGCATAGTGTTTTGCAAGTTCATTAGCTGTTGCCCTTAATTGAGCTTTTTGTTCAAATACTGGAAGTTCCTCAAAAGGTTTCCTTGTATCGATTGAGGTTTTCATCCCAGAAGAAATTTGAACACTAACGGATATTGTTTTTTTATTAGTTACTCGACTTTTAAGGGGCACAAAATTGCCGCTTAATGCTGGCATGTATCCTTCTCCAAACAACGAATCGATATAATCACCGGCACTTCCTTTTTTAGCTTCATTGAGGGCATGTTCTCGTTCTTCTTGAATAGTTTCTGCAAGTCTTACGATATCCTTATCTTGTGGAATAAAAATAAAAGCATCTTGTACTTGTAAATGCTCTAAAACTCTTACAAATCTTCCAACAGCTTGTCTAAAAAATAATTCGGCTTTAATATTAGTTAAATATACTCCAACTCTTAATCTTGGTATATCAACTCCTTCTGATACCATTTTCACACTTACAAGCCATCGTTCGCGTGATTCTTTGAAAGATTGAATTTTATCAATACCATTTCCCAAATCAGTTACAACAATCGGTGGTACTATTCCGGTTACTTCATATATTACTTTTGCAAGGTCTTTTGCATGTTTCTGGTTAGCTGCAAAAACTAAACCTCCTGCATCTGGGTGTACTGTTCTAATTTGAGATAACTTATTATCTGCTGCTCGAAACATTTCTCTAACATACTCTCCTTTTGGGTCAAGAGCTGTTTTCAATCTTTTACTTACTTGGTCCGGAGTAAGAGAATCTTTAAATGTATGCTCAAATTCAGATCCTCCAACTTTCCATTTCATTTGTCCATCAAATGTGTCGAAGTAAACTGGTCTGCAAACGTTTTCTTCAATAGCCCTTTTATATGAATACGTATAATCTGCAATACTTGTATTATTTTCATCATATCTTACAAAAGGAATTGGTGCATCATCTGAACGAAAAGCAGTTCCCGAAATATTGAGTACAAAAACTGCTTCTTTAAATGCTTTTTGAATTGCAACTCCCCAAGTTAGATGTTCTTTGTTTCCACAATGATGAACCTCATCAAGGATAACCATTGTACGCTTCCAAGATGTATTTTGAGCGTGTACGCCTGCCTTATCCATACCAAGTAGTGCATAAGTTACCGCAATCCCATGATAGTCTTCTGATTCTCTTCCTTGTGCATTAAAAAAGTCTGGATCAATATCCAAACCACAATGTTTACTTGCATTAATTGCCCATTGAACTTTTAACTGTTCAGAGGGAGCAACAATAACAACTCTATCAATCAAATCTTTCATAAAAAAATCATGTATAGTCCGGAGTGCAAATATAGTTTTTCCAGCGCCGGGAGTGGCAACAACCAAACCAGAATTCTTTCCGGAATTGTATAGCTTAAGTACTTCCTGATATGCTTCACTCTGCCATTTTCTAAGGTCAAAAATACGATTAGTTATTTTTCGCATTTTGCCTCCGAAGTAATAATATTATTTTTTCAATTTTCTCTTTAATTTGGATCTGAACTGTTCTATTAGCTTCAACCATATATACGCGAATAGCTCCTGTATCACGAGCTTCGTATATTAAATAAGATTTGTTTTTTCCAGCAAACAACATGTATCCCTGCATTTGCCAAAATACTCTTGAAGGAAATTTCTCTTCTGGAAAAAATTCCTCTTTAGCTACTGATTTTATATCAGCTGGATAACCATCAATTTCACAATCCGGATGACCAGCAACCAAGTCGTTATATCCTGTATAAGTAATTCCGGTTGTTAATTTATCTCCATAAATTGCTCGTAATCGTTCAATAATATCACGCTCCATTTGATATCCTTTGTAGCATTTCAACAAACCTTGAGTATTGACAGACTTACCAAAATTCATCTGTGATACAATCTCTTCTGCTGATTCAACAATTTTACTTAAACCTATGTATGGGCGTTGTATATCAAATTTTGAATGTTCACATGTATATTTTATTAATGCTGTTTCAATTTGTTTTTCAGAAATCATGATACCTCCATAAAGTCAAATATTGGAATTACTGTTTCTTGATCATCTTCAATGATTGGTTCAACAGGGATAGGTCTTTTTTCTTTAATTGTCAAATTTTCTTGTGATAAATGTAAGCACTCACATGGAATATCGGTTATTATCTGAATTATTTTATCTTCATAAATAATTGTATTTTCTTTCGCATTAATAGCAATATTATAAAAGATTCCTTTTTCATCAAACCCTATATCAGCTATTCCGCCAATTAAGTTATTTCCATTTTCTTTAGCATATACAACCATCATTCCTTTAGAAAATTTCGCATTCGGTGGAATTGTGTCAACAGAAACCGGTTTAGAAGCTTTTTCATCATCGACACCATCAATTAATTTTAAAGCAGACTGCATTTTTTCAAGCATTTCGATAGAATCCAATTTCTTTTGAATGTTATTAAGAAAATAAACAGGTGTGTAAAGCACCTGAAAAGGTCGCAATTCTAAAGTATTGCCCCAAATTATTCGAGCTGGAATTCCTAACAAAGATATTTGAATATAAGCCATAAAGAAACAAAGCTCATCAATGTCCCAAAGCTCAGCAAATATATCAGCTGAAGGATTGTAATTATTTTCTAAAACAGTCTGTGCAAAAGCAATAACCATTCCTCCAGAACCTCCAGATGGTTCATTGATTTTCATAATTCCTTTTCGCTTAATTGAATCTGGACTAAATGCCATTTTCGCAGAAAGAAGCGATATATGATAAGGAGTAAAGAACTGCCCTTTATGTTTATTAAACATCTCATTCTGTTCAAAAAAGCTACCAAGGAAGTCTTGATATTCTTCTTGAAGTGCGTTAACAATAACATCTAAACATTTTTCATAAATATGCAAAGTGCTTTCTGGAATGTTACTTAATAGTTTTTTTATCTCTTCATGAATATGGAAATTATGTACGCTTGCCAAAGAATATGCAATAACATTACACATTTCCTTGAATTTTCTATCCATATTCTCATGGTAGTCAAAGCTTTCGAGTAAATTTAGAAGTTGCTTCTGATAATCCAGTTTATTTTTCATCTTTCCCTCCGCTCCATATCTCTAAAATGCAAAATAGCAATAACCAAGTAACATTTTTTGGTCTAAAAGAATGAACAGACTTATAATTGTTCCCAATAATACTTATTGTTGAATGGAAATTATTATCAGTTACTATCGAAACGCAAACATTTTTAATTTTCACTAAATATACCTCCTTTACCCATTTTTTTAAAGTCGAGTTTTATCTGCACAAAATGTCTCTTAGAATTTAAATTTTTATTTAAATATTTCATAATTACAAGTCTTGTAGTCAGATCTTTTACTTTTTCATTTAATTTCTTATTTTCTTTCTCAATAACTAAAGATTTCTTTTGATTTTCATATTGAAGTTGTACAAAGTTGTAATAATGCCTTTTATACATATTTAGCTTATTATTTTCTCTTATCAGCTCACAAGCTAAGTATGCTGTAGCAAAAAAAATCATCAAAATGATCACAAATGCAGTTAACATATAACCTCCAAATAACCATCGACTAATTTTACATGTTGCGGAATAAAATCGAGAAGTTCGGTTCTGTGAGTGATAAAGAAAGTATTGTAAACTCCGTTCATCTCATGTGATTTTTTTAGCATGTCCACATAATTGGCTGCTGCATCATCGTCTAAAGCTCCGTCCTTTTCATCAAGGAATGCTGTGTCAATTTTATTTCCTTGTTGTCTGATAACATAGCTAATTGCTTGTTGGATAGCAGTTTCAATCCAGACTCTTTGTCCTCCAGACTTATTTCCGATTTCACAAATACCATCTTCCTCAATTATGTTTATATCAAAGGTTTCCTTTTGTTTCTTCTTATCTGCCGAAAGCTTAGTTGTTTCAAAAACAATCCTAAATTTTGATTCAAAAAATCGTAGAAGTTCATTTGTTATTGTTGTTATTTCGACTGCTGAATTTTCCAGTTTTAGAACTGGAATTCCGTTTTTGTCAAAAGCTTTGCAAAGTAAATTCCATTCAATAATTTCCTTCTGAATGCTATCACGTGTTTGATTTAGCATGTTTATTTTCTTTATATTCTCATTTAAAACAGCAATCCTTTCCCTTGTAACAGTTATTGTTTTTTCGCAATTTATAGTTCTTTCCTTAATGGATTCTAATTTGCTTTTTAATACACTTAAATCATCTAAGTAAGTTTTAAGAATTAAATTTTTTTCATCAATATAGATATTTACAGAATTAACAATATTTTTCTCAAGGTCTAAAATTTGAGCACTAAGATTTTGTTTTACCGCTTCAATATTCTCAATTAAGTCCTTTAATGATTTTTCCAATATTTCTTTTTTTTCATTATTTGATTCAATTTTTAATTGGTATGTGTCTATTCGTTTTAATATTGCTTCCCAATCATCAAGAGTTAAATGAAATAAATCAGAATCTAAATTACTTATTTCATTCTCTTCTAATTGAATTAACTCTTTTAAGGACTTCAATTCATTAGGATTATGATTATCAATCATGTTCTTTAATTGATTTGATAATTCATAGGTAGATTGATTTAGCTGAGAAATTTCAGATTCATACTTATAAATTGTCTCTTCCAATGGAGTCAATTTTTCCATTTCAGAATATGCATTTGAAATAAATCTACACTGTTGCCCTAAGGATTTATCACATGGAACGCTACTAATAATTTTTGAGTTAGAAATTAATGATAATTGCTGTTCTTTAAGATTTTTAACGTTGCTTTGAAGTTCTATTATCTTAAAATTTAATTTTAAGTATTCTTCTTTTTTTTGAGAATAATTACTTTGATATTGGTTCTCAGCTTCTTGTAATACATCAAATTCTTTCCTTAATTCTTCTTTCCGTGCTTTATGTCTTTTTAATTTACTTTCAATATTAGTAATATAATTAAGCTTCTCTACAATTAAAGGACGGTTTCTAATTTTATCTTCCATATCCTTTATTTCTCTATCCAATTTCCAAAGTTCGTTCTCAATATTTGCTTTCTTCTCGTTTAACTTGAATATTTCATCAGCATACTTCCTATTAATACTTTCTATCTTTTCTTTTATTTGGTTATTCATTTTAGCTGATTCATCAAGTTTATGGAGTTCAAATTCTATTGTCTTGATGTTTGATTCAGTTGTATGAATTAGCTTCCCGAGTTCCTCACAATTGGAAGTATAATCTGAATGATTGTTTTGTAGTAACTTTAATTCTGAATTAAGTCTTTCTAATTCGTCTGTGTCAATATTGAGTGCTTTAATTTGCCCTTCAACTTCTGCTAATTCTAATTCAGCAGAAGTTAATTTTTCTTTTGCATGTTTCAAATAGCTCTCATAGACATCAAGGTTTAGGAGCTCAAAAAACAGTTTTTTTCGTTCTGTTGGTTTAAGAGCTGAAATACCTTTTGCTTGTTGCCCACTAAAAAATGACGAGAAAAAAAGCTGTTGAGTGCCTAATATTTTCTCAATTTCTGAATCATAAGTAGTAAGCTTCCCATCATTAAGAGCAACTCCATTACATTTCAGGTACGCTTCCGAACTACCTGTTAAGGCATCAATTAAGATTCTGGATTCATAATTTTTACCCTTATAATCGAACTCTAAGAATCTATAAGAATCTTTTAGAAAAAAGTGTGTATGTAAAGAACCATCTCTTGAAACAAGACATCTATAAGGATGAAGATTTTCCATAATTGTTGTTTTTCCGGAGCCATTTTTTCCAATAAAAGCAACAATACCTGGTTTGAATTGTGAGAAATCAATTTCAATTTCATCAAGTCCTAATCCCTTTTTAATTCCTTTAGCTCCTCTTAGTATTAATTTATTAATTTTCATTGTTTATGCTCCTCAATTGATTCGACTTTTGATTTAATTGTTTCCGGCAATTCTTGACCAATTATTCTGGCAAATTCTATTACCTCTTCAAATAAGGATTTTGCCTCCATAATCTGTTCGCTTCTGGATTCTCTGACATCAGGAATTACCAACTCTTCAATTTTAACGTTTTCTCCAAATAGCAATTTTAGTTCAGCGATTCTTTCTATTGTAACTAAATTCCTTTCAGATTCAGCAACTGAGTATTTAATTCTCACTTCTGAATTATGTTGTTTTGCTGTTTCAATTGTTTCTAAGTCATCTTGAAAGCTAAACTCACCGTTTTTGAATTCAGCATAAAGAGTTACCATTGGGTTTGCATTTTGGAAGTAAACCCGTTCTGTTTTCATTAATCCGGATTCTTCAAATTCAATCACTTCAAAAGACTTAGGTTCAGTCTCACCCCAATTTTTGTTGTACATTGAACCTGAATAAACCATATTTGGAGCAACCTCTTGACGTAGGTGTATATGTCCAAGTGCATAATAATCTGCATTTGCTTTTTGAAGTGTCCTTGGTGCAACCATAATATCTTGAGAAACTAAAGATTGTCCGGAACTCAATCTTGAACCAACAACATTACCATGGAACATCAGTATTTTGGGGCAGTTATACGGAGCAGTAACATCTCCAATTCCTTCAAATATTTCTTCAAATTTTTGAATAAAATCAGAGTTGTTATTATCAATTGATTCATTAGTAATGAAATTAGATTTTGTTGGATAAGGAATCATTGAAACAATCAGATTAAAATCTTCAGCCTCAACCGCTTCTGTAATATCTAATAAATTATATTTGTTGACTAATGAAGAAATATTAAGCCCTAAGACTTCCATTTTTTCGCTTGCAAATAGTTTTTTGGAACCTATTTTATTGATGAGTTCCACAGAGCCAATCTCATCATGTGCATTATTACCTTTGATAATCAGTGTTTGTTTTACATGAGTACAAAGTTCTTTTAATTTGTCAAGAATTACAGGAACTCCTGATTTTTGCGAATAGGTCTGTTTTCTTTCCCAGATATCACCTGCAATAAGCAAAACATCAACGTCGTTATTCAGAACATAATTTAAAAGCTCATCTAATGAGCTGATTAACTTATTAAGTTTTACTGGGTCTGAATCTGCATGCCAATCTGCTGTGTGAACTATTCTAATCATAATGTCACCTCTTCATCTGGCATGTTAAGAAGTTCTTCAATAAATTGGATTTGCCTATCTATAGGAGTTTTTTCGATTATTTGAGCTGTAGGAATCACTCCTTTTGGGTGCTTATAGCCTTTGCGTGTAATTAATTCAAGAATTGCATTTATTCTTTCACTCGTGGAAGCTCTTCTAAACGACTCCGCATTATCGTGAATCAGTTCGGCTTGTGTAAGTCCGGAATATATTGCTGTAGAAGTTGTAATTTCTTCCTCTTCGTCATCGGTTAGTACCTGAATGTTAGCTTTTTGAACGTGATTATGTGGTTGTTCTTCATTGCCATATACTGAACTTGCAATTCCCAATCGTTTTTTCGCTAATTCCATTCGTAAGAATTTTTGTTCTTCTGGAGGAAGTGAATTAAGAATTTCGGTTTTATCTTCGATTACATAAGGGATTGCAAACGGTTTTTCTAATTCCTGCAACTGATATGACGAGGCTATTTTTGCCAAAAGTTTGTTAAACAAACGATACATTGCATTACTTTCTGCGAGAGCTTCAGCATGGTTTCTTCTACTTTTAATCTGCCCTTCTTTTGAATATTTTTCTTTATCTCTGTAATAATCATATTTTCCCGTTACAGTTAGCATTTTAGTAGAACCATCAATACTCTTCATTATACCGGTAACTTCATGGGCTATATAAGTTACTCTTCCTTGCTCATCAGTTTTACGCTCAATTGGTCTTGAGCTTTTAATTTGAATTCCAGCTTGTTGAGCAATTTCGTTAAGCTTTGACAAATGTAAACAATACCCACCTGTTTCATTCTTATAAATATCCTGATTATTGCCATAATTATCGAGTTTCGTATTTACAGAAACTAATGCAACTCCAAACTTCAGAGCAGGGTCAGTAAATTGTACTGTTTGTGGAAATAATGGAATTGTTACAGCTTTAGCTCTTTCAACAAAAGCAACTAATGAATTATTATCATTAATTCTTTCGTCTGTAAGTTTAATTAATGTTTGGTTCATTTGTAGCCTCAAATAAGTTTGGATAAATTCGTTTTAATAAAGCTTGAAAAATTGGATCGAGTCGCTTTGCTGATTCGGGAGTAAGTTTTTCCATTTCCTCTCTATCAAGTGTTATTGGGTATTGCCTTTTTCTGGCAGATTTGTTATTTTGGTTTGGGTTCATAAGTACCTCATTGTTATGTATTTGTGAATTGCGACAAGCTCGCTGCAATCGAGCTTGTCGCTCTTTTTTAAGTTTTTGACTACATGAATAGCAAATGTGTGCTTTTGGTTTTCTTAGGATAAGATTTAGTTTAAGATATTTCCCACATCTGTCACATCTCTTTGTGCTCATTTGGTTAAAAGGAAATTTCATATTACTGCCCTCCTGCCAAAAATTCTTCTGGCGATTTCTTCTGATGATTCAAGGTTTAGGATTTCTGCATTAATTACTTCGTGTTCATGATTTTGCTGATAAGCTTTTATATCCGAAATCCGGAAACGATAGTTTGTCACGTTATTTTTATCTTTATATTTTAAAGCTTTTATTCGCCCATGCTTAACTAAGTCTTTTAATTTTTCTGTTCCAATATGTAGTAATTTAGAGGCTTTAGTTAAACTCACTTCTTCTATTGAATTAAAAACGTTATTATCCAAGAGTTTATTTAGCTTGGTTTCAACTGAAACTAATTTCCGAAAAAGCTCTTCATTAGTTACAAACATCTGGACCTCTCTCTATTACTTCTCTAATTTTGTCAAAACTTACTACACATTCTGTTTCTGTTTTGTCAATAATTTTCAATAGTTTCATTTTTTCACGAACGTCTAAAACATTATCTTTCATAAACTCAACAGCATTCGTATTAATAAGAAATGTTGAATGCCCGATAATTGCATTCAGCTGAATTAAATTGTCAGCAAACTTCTCGCATTGTTCTGAGGCTGATGTTATAAACCCTTTTTTCTTGAATAACAGTATAATATCATCATATAAATCGGCATCAAAGTTCTTTGATTTATCACTTAATAAATGATAGAAATCAACAGAGGGATATTTGGATGATAATTCTGTTTTTAACCAACTAACCGTTTTATCTTGTTTGAGTAAGATTTGTGAAATTTGAAGTCTTCTATCCATTTGAAATTCTCGATTTATTTTTAATTTTTAAGAACTGTTTTCTGAGATTCTCTAATTCTGTTCATCTATTTTGCATAGGTATGGCTATGTTCTTTGTCTTTTTCGGGTATTAAAACCAAAGCGTCTTTGTCGTTAATAACTGTGCGGTATATGTTAATGATATCTCCTACTTTAATACCATTATCTTGGTTGTAGAGGGTTGGTAACGATATTGCAGTCCCTCGTTTACCGTATTTTTGGACTTTGAATCGTTTTATTTTTTGCATTTGAAACTCCAATATTAAACTTTTTTCAACTACTATGTGCAAGTTACAGCTTTTGTTTTGATTTGTCAAGTGAAAAGAACGAAAAAGCACAACTTTTTTTGTAGAAATTTATTTTATGAGGATAGAAAATGCACAATATTGCATATATGAAATGGAATGAATTCATTAATTCACTATTAAATGATTATCGTATAAGTGGTAATCAATTAGCCCAGATGGCTGGTTTAACCCAGACAACTATTGGGCGTATCAGGAATGGGAAGACACCAGTTCCATATCCAGAAACTATAGGAAGGATTGAAAAAGCTTTAAAAATTAAAATAGATGATAGTAACCCAGAGAACATAACATATACAAAAGTAGAAGAAAATCAGAAAGAAGAAAACAGGATAATAGAGCGTACATATAAAGTGGTAGGCGAAATAGGTGCGGGGGTTTTAGAAGTGGACGAATTATTTCAAGACGAATATGTAACAGTAACATTTGACCCAAGCAACAATCAGTTGTTTAGGATAAAGAGTGAAAAATATAGCATGGCGCCTACGGTAATGCCGGGTGACATGATAGTAATAGATTTAACTGCAAAACCAAAACCCGGAGATATGGTGGTAATAGGTTGGCGGGAAAACGGTAAAGCACACGGAGCGTTAAAAATATTAAATACCGTTAGAGATGATTTTTTGGCGTTTACAAGCATAAACCCAGCCGAACCATTATTAATAGTTCCAAGAAAAGAGCTAATTAAAATGTTTAAGGTTAAACAGGTGATAAAAGAGTAAACCAAAGGAAAATATTACAATTTAATAAATAGAGGGAAATATGTATAATATTCCAAAAAAGGTGCAAGACAGAATAGTAAGTGGATTAAAAAGATTTCAACCAATTTTAGCTGGTGCAAAGTCCAGAGATGTAAACGAAAGTGATACGGTTACTATAATTGCCAATGTATTATGTGATGTATTTGGATATGATAAATATTCTGAAATAACTTCAGAACTTGCGATTAGAGGTACATATTGCGACTTAGCTACAAAAGTTAATGACAAATTCTTGTTTTTAATTGAAGTTAAGGCTATTGGCGTTGAACTTAAAGAAGCCGCTGTTAAACAAGCAGTGGATTATGCTGCCAATAAAGGAATTGATTGGGTTATGTTAACTAACGGTAATATTTGGAAAATATTTAAAATTGAGTTTGGAAAACCAATAAACCAAGAATTAATTTTAGAACTCGATTTCCAACAACTCAACCCTAAAAGTCAAAATTCACTTAATTTATCATTTCTATTAAGTAAAGAAGGGTGGTTAAAAAATCACATCAATGAATTAGCCGAACAAAAACAAATAATAAATAAATATTTCATTTCTGCCCTTTTGCAGAGTAATAATGTTTTAGAATGCTTGAGAAAAGAATTTAGGAAATTATCCCCCGAGATTAAAATTGAAGCTGAAGGAATTAAATTAATGTTATTAGATGAAGTGCTGAAAAGAGAAGTTGTTGAAGGAGAAAAGATTGATGATGCTAAAAAAAAGCTCGCAAAATTATATGCTAAGGCACAAAAAGAAAAAGCAAAAATGGTACAACAAGTTGGAAATAAAATAATCGAACAGTAAAATAATATCTGGAGGCAGTAAAATGAGGAAAGCAATCCTAATACTTATAATATTCACTCTTAATTTGCAGGCTGAGCAACATAAGATTATTAAAGTGATTGGTGCCAATTATTTTGAATTGGAAACTGGAGAAAAAGTAAGTGCTTATGGGATTAAAGTTGAAGATACCAATAAAAACATTAGATGGGCAGTTTACAATATAGTTGGATTATTGTATAGGGTTGAACCAATTTACAAATCTAATGATACTACTTATTGTAAGTTATATAAACAATACGATAACGGAGAAATAGATTTAGCTTTAGAAATCGAAAAAAATCTTTTTGATGTTACTTATATTTCAAACATTCAAAGTGATAGTTTAACATTAGAACACCCCTTATTACTTCAAACCAATAATGAATTAAATTATACTTATCCAAATAGCTTAATGATGGGCGCAACAGTATATTTTACAGTTCAAGCTGTTACAAGCTTTGTTTTAGTACCAAAGATTGAAGGTAGTGCTAAAGGCTTTTTAGTTGCCTCAGGTATAATAAGTGGTATAGCGGCAGTAATGACTTATAGTTTTTCAAATAAAAAAGTAATTCTAACACCGACATCAGTAAGTATTAACATACCAATGGATTAAATATAATTATGAAAGGAATATACATTCGAAAAGACAGCCCATATTATTGGTTTAGATATTACGATACTTTGGATTCACGAAAAAAAAGGAAAGAACACAACACTAAAATTCCTGTAACTCCCTCAGATAAGCAAAAGATGTTAGAAAGAGTTGATAAAAGCCCTCTAAAACTCTCAGGTACTCCAGAATTATGGAAGCTGGTAAAAGAGATGAAAAAAGCTCTTAATGTCCGGAAGTTTGAATCTAAATCAAATACAAAGATTTCGGAAAAAGTGTACTTTAAAGATGGTTATGCGAGATTCAGACAGGAAAGAACTGTGCCGGGTTCTAAACATGAAATTAAAAACAAAACCTTAGAAAATTATAATACTGCGGTAGATCATGTTCTTAAATGTGTTGGAAACAAACTAATCAGCAGCTATTCGGCTTCAGATTATGAAAAACTTTTAATATATTTTGAAGAAAAAGGGCTTTCTCGGAACTCGCGTTCTATATATACACGCGCCCTAAAATCATTATGGCAATTTTTCTTTAAGAAAGGCTGGTGTGCAATCAATATTATTGAACCGGTGACAGCAGAACAGAAAGACCCTGACCCAATTCCGTTAAACGAAATGATGAGGATTATCACTTATTTCAAGAGTGATACTGTATATCCACATCATTATCACATTATTTATTTTATGCTGTTAACCGGTTGCAGACCAAGCTCTGCGATGGTTCAACTTAAAGAAAATATTGATTTTAAAAAGAAACAAATTTTAATTCAAAACATTAAAACAGGAAATAAAAAAGGAAAACCTTTTTATATTTTTCCAATATACAAAGAACTTGAAATACTTTTGAACGAAATGGGAATAGTGGAAGGAGATACTGGAAGACTGTTCCCTCAATATTCTATATGTCCTCAAAACTACACTTATCCGTTGACCTTTTGGAAGCGTTCAATGGCCAACTTAATTAAAAACAAGTCAATAGCTAAAAAGTACAAACTAAAACAAATCAGACCCACATTCGCATCCTATTGTATTAACGTACTTGAGCTGGATATATTCACTGTGCAGAAGCTTCTCGATCATACAGATATTAAAGTAACTGATAAAAGTTATGTATCTTTCAAACTAAAAAACGTTCGTGAGCTTCTAAATGATATGACTAAGGAAAGCTTTTATTTTAGCGAGTTATAA